TCTTGGCACTTTGCGTGTTGCCGTAAGTAAGGTCTAACACTAAGGTTGGACGCTTAACAGTCCCGCGTATCTCCACGGTTAGAGATACATTAGGAAGGGTGGCAGAGTGGCCGAATGCGCTGGTCTTGAAAACCTGAGGGGGTGAAAGCCCTCCGTGGGTTCGAATCCCACCCCTTCCGCCATTATCTGGGTATAGCTCAATCGGTAGAGTGCTGGCTTTGGAAGCTAGAGGTTTCAAGTTCAAGTCTTGATACCCAGACCAATTTATGTCTCCTTAGCTCAGTTGGATAGAGCACCTGCCTTCTAAGCAGGTGGTCGCTGGTTCGAATCCAGCAGGGGACGCCAAATTTAATATGCGGACGTGGTGGAATGGTAGACGCAGGGGACTTAAAATCCCCTTCTTTAGGGAGTGCGAGTTCGAGTCTCGCCGTCCGCACCAAATGTGAAAGTGAATGTTATGATAAAACTTCGGGCAGATAGAATGATAAGCAAAGAAGTTCTTGAAGAATTTACGGATGAGATTACGGACTTAGAATGCGAACTAGCAAAATACAAACTTGCATACGAATCGGCAATGAAGATCATTCGTTCCACTTATGCTGAAAAGTTCCCTGATGCATACTTCATCTCTGGTGAACTTGGCGCGAAAGACGATAACAACATGCCAGAGAAGATTCTTGTCTGTCCTGCCTATGGTTTAGATTTCGCATATGTTTATGAACGCACCGAAAAGGTGTCAGGACCGGAGTGGTAATGTGGCTAAATTTGTTTTAACATCTGAAAACGATCAAGGTGGTTATATTTGGGTTGTGTATATTCAAAAAGATCTTTGGAGTTTTTTAGACTCTCACATGATGAGATATCAATCTGAAGAAAGGGCGCTCCATATGGCTAAAATGTTTGTTGAAGATGGTTGGTTTGTTCAATTTTTCAAAATGGTAGGATATTCTACACATGGTAAAGAGACTACGGAAATTGTGGAAATTGTGGGCTAAAGCTTTGGGAGAGAAATCTGGTGATACAGATAGCGAAGCAGACCAGATTGCCATAATCAGAACCATCATTGTTTCGTGTTATATAATCACGAATCTGTTTATATTGTCTGGCGTTATTCGACATTGGAATGATTAAAAATGAACGACTTAGATATAATACCTATTGACGAGTTTAAGGATTATGTAGAAACAGGGTTTTTCATTGATTATGATGGTTATGGTCAAGCGTATGATGTTGACAGAAAAGTTGCATACGGTCCTATTATTAGACCATCGACTGTACATTTAATTCCAGATACAGTCACTCATATTGACTGGACTAATAAGTAAGGAAGTGCGGCGCAGTTGGAGAGGCGCGAGGGACTGTAAATCCCTTCCTATTAGGTGAGTTGGTTCGATTCCATCCACTTCCACCAAAATTACGCGCTGATAGCTCAATTGGTTAGAGCCTCCCGCTCATAACGGGATGGTTGGGGGTTCGAGTCCCTCTCGGCGTACCAAAAAATAATAATCAACTTTGTATTGACTTGTTCTTTTTTATGCGTTAAAGTCGGTCTTACAAAGTTGATAAAGGGATATGTTATGGAACATGACGCTCTAAAGCGCATACTAAAAACGGTTGCGATTGTTGTTGGTGTATTTCTACTTCTTTGGGCGCTTTTTGAATATGCGTTTCCATCACATGCTTCTTGGCGTAGCATCTGTGACGAAGGCGTGACTACATATATGACTCAAATGAGTTGTGATAAAAACAGTTGTAGTTCTACGATTGTTCCTGTTTACACTTGCACCAAAAGTCATTTTGAGTGCATCAAGGGTCGCGATGGCTCTACGGTTTGTTCAGCTAGAAGCTGGTAGGAGAATATACTATGTACAAATTTCCGTCTATTGAACAGTTTCGAAATGTGATTCGGAACGTTCGACATAAGACACAATGTGTTGGTGTAGATGCTGATGGCGAATACATCATGGATCGAAATGTGCCAATGCCAACTCTTATGTTCCAAGGCACCGTTAAGCTTCATGGAACTAATGCTGGTATTGTTTGGGATATCGAAACTGATACTTTCCAGTACCAATCGCGCGAACGTGTATTGTGTCTTGAAGAAGATAATGCTGGATTTATGCGAGATATGGTCGGCAAAGAAAATATTCTTCGTGAAATGTTTGCTCCATATGCGTTTCATACGTCAAAGGTTGTAATCTACGGAGAATGGTGTGGTGGTAATATCCAAAAGGGTGTTGCTATTAACGGTTTGCCTAAGATGTTTGTTGTCTTCGCTATTAAGGTCCAAGAAACCCCTGAAAGCGATTTCGTCTGGTGTAAATTTGTTGGTCATGAGCCTGACCATGGAATCTATAGCATTCAAGATTTTAATGTTTATAGCATTAACATTGATTTCGATAAGCCCGAGATTGCACAAAATCTGATGATCGAGATTACGGAAGAAGTCGAAGCAGAATGTCCAGTCGGGATGTTTTTCGGTAACTCGGGAATTGGTGAAGGTGTTGTCTGGAAGTGTGTGACGCCAGGATGGGAAAGTTCCAATTACTGGTTCAAGGTTAAGGGTGAGAAGCATTCGACGTCCAAGGTAAAGACTCTTGCTCCTGTTGATGTTGAGGCAATTGAGAGCATGAACGCTTTCATCGATTCCGTTCTCACCGAATCACGACTTGAGCAGGGACTAGATAATCTTGTTCGTGAACAACTGAAGCCTTTTGAGATGACATCTATGGGCGATTTCCTTCGTTGGATTTACCATGACGTTATGAAGGAAGAACAGGATACGATTTTTGAAAATCAAATCGATCCAAAGAAAATGGCTGGTGCGCTTGCCAATAGCGCTAAGAAGTGGTATATTAAGAAACTCAATGAAAGGAATGACCGATGATTAATGTTGATATGTTTAAGTCTCTGGGTGATATCATTGTTTCGAATAAGACTAAGCGAAATACTGAGTACCAGGAATTTCTAGTGTTTTATCGCGGGCTGGTTGAATCCCTTCCAACAGAAGCGTGTAATAGTTTTGGTAGCCTTAGTGTTGTTGGAATTTTGAAGAAAGAAAGGATGACTAATTACAGCATCCTGTTAACTGCTGGCGATTTTCTATGGTGGAAAAATATGCTAGCGAATCCTGATTTTCGATTTGAGAAAACTATCACCGAAATTAAGCAAGATATGCTTAATAGAATGGCCAAGCTGGCCGAAGTTCAAGACCTAGAACCAGATGGCCGTAAGAAGCTACTGGCACTTTTGTTAAATGAAGGAAATGTTTAATATGGCTGAGAATAATAACACCCAATCGGGCGGCATCGGGTTCTTTGGTCTGTTGGCCATCGTATTCATCACGCTCAAGCTAACAAACGTTATCACTTGGTCTTGGTGGTGGGTCACTGCACCACTCTGGGGTCCATTTGTAGTTCTGCTAGGGTTTGGCGTTCTCGTTTTTATCGTCGCATTTATTGCTTCTTTGCGTCAACAGCCTAAATAACATCTATGCTTGTGTAGCTCAGTGGTAGAGCATCGTGCTGATAACGCGAGGGTCGGTAGTTCAATTCTATCCACAAGTACCAATCTTTATGGACCCTTAGCTCATCTGGTTAGAGCGTTCGACTTTTAATCGAAAGGTGCTGGGTTCGAATCCCAGAGGGTCTACCAAATATTATGAAAAGGAATAATATGTCTGCATTTACAACATTTTGGGAACGTCCAAAGACCACTGTTCCAAACGTAGAGTTTCGCACACGAGAGTTTGATTTTGATCTTTATGATGCCAAATCGCCAAATCCATACAAGTGGGTTCTAAAGAATTCTTTTGACTACTTTGCTAATAAGCGAGTCGTTCTGTTTTCTCTTCCTGGCGCATTCACTCCTACATGTTCGACGATGCAACTTCCTGGATTTCAAGAAAACCATAAGAAGTTTACCGCTCTGGGCATCGATGCAATCTATTGTATCTCTGTGAACGATGCTTTTGTTATGAATGCATGGGCTAAGGCACAGAAACTTAATAATGTCGAAGTTATTCCAGACGGGAATGGTTGGTTTACGAGCCAGATGAACATGATGGTAGATAAGGAAAATCTTGGGTTTGGCGCTCGTTCATGGCGGTATGCTATGGTTGTGAATAACGGCACGATTGAGCAACTGTTTGAAGAGCCAGGAAAAGAAGACAACTGCGAAACCGATCCATATGGGGAAACTTCACCTGAAAATATTTTGGCTTGGTTAGAAAATAATCGTTGACTTACATAAATAGACGCGCTATATATAAATTGTAGAATGATCTTTGACATTGTAACTTATTTCGCTAACACTACGGCATCGGTTCGAAGCGATAAAGTAGATGTGGTGTAAGTAGCACAACGAACAACAATAGCTCCAGAGTGACGCAAAGCTGCGCCGCGATCAGGGCGAAGATAGTGGGAGGTTTGGGTTTAAGTCCCGACTTTATGTTGTAGTGTTAGCGAAATAAGTTATTTGGTTTGTATTGCGAACACAATGCATGGTGTGTGGTTCTGTTCGTCTAGCAGGTTAGGATACCAGCGATGGCTGGGGATATGAGTTCGAGTCTCATCCAAAACCGCTCGCAATACAATCTAAATAACTTATGTCGGTATGGCTCAAAGTGAGCACCAGATAGTTAATCTGGAGGTGGGCGTTCATGGCGCAGAGGGTGCGATTCCTCCAACTGACAACAAACTTGGCGCCGTGACGAACGGATAAGTCCAAAGACAAGGGCCTTTTAACATAATTGTTATATAATGTTAAAAGGCTTGTAACCTAAGTGAGTGTCGCGACTAGCTTAGGTGAAAGAGAAGACAAGTATTGTGTAGCTTGGAAATGGTAAAGCGTTCTGGTGGAAGCTGGATAGATGATGGTTCGAATCCATCCACAACAGTTGAAGAAAGTTCAACGCTTGTCTAATTGAATTACTCGGCGCGTGTTGTACACGGTAAGTCCAGAGACATTATGGTGGAACTGGTTGTCTGAATGCTTGTCCCTGAACTGATAGGCAGACTTGTTCAGAAGTTAAGCGAGGGTTCGAGTCCCTTGGCCACCTCAGAATTATCCAGTATTCTAGACATGCTGGAGAGACCTAGCAAAGCCAACAGAGGGGAAACTTTGCGAATATCGGATTGCTGACCTCGTTCATGAAAGGGCTAAACCGATAAGGTGTACGGAATACGGCTGTAGGGACTGCTTGGTGTGGTCGTCCGCCTGTCACGCGGAATGTTCAGATGGATTCGAATTCCATTACAGTCGCCAATATTTATTGCGGGATGGCGCAGTTCGGTTAGCGCGCTTGGCTCATAACCAAGAGGTCGAGGGTTCAAATCCCTCTCCCGCATCCAATACTTGTGGTAAGGAAAGCCGAAATCTAAGACTTGGGTCGCTCCCATTTTAAAGATTTTGGGTCGGAATGATCATTTCGATAAGAGGAGCATGGGAGACATAATGTCGGATACCGCACCTGCCACAGAATAATATGTGCTGATAGCTTAACTGGAATAGAGCGGCGGCTTCACTACCGCAATGGCGTAGGTTCGATTCCTACTCAGTCACTCCACTAAATAAGATCACGCGGGATTGGTATATGGGTTGTGCCTTAGCCTTCCAAGCTAAAGAAATCAGTTCGAGTCTGATATTCCGCTCCATCATCAAAGGATTATGTTATGAAAGTAAATATTACATACGGTAAAAATCCAAAGACCGTGGTCAATATTATCGAGGATGATGTCTATAATATGGACAACACACTTGCTCATGTTATCCACCCCATGCTACTGAAGTATCAAGAATGCGCTCATGGCTCGTTCAATGTTGATGACGAAGATGTGCCAGAGGCAATCCGATCAACAGCAGCGGGTCCAAAAGAATACGAGTTTGATCCTGATGAGTTTCATGAAGCACGGCATGATTATGTGATCAATGAAATGGTCTGGGCTTTTGCTAATATCATCGATGACAAGTCACAAGATTTCTGGATTGAAAAGCCAGAAGAGGGTGATCGTTTTTTTGCCACAGGCAAATATGATCTTGATGCATGTGCTGAATATGAAAAGAGGATTATGAATGGAACAAAACTCTTCGGCAAATACTACCAAGGACTCTGGGTCTGAAGCAGTCCTCAAGATTTTAGAAACGACTAAATCTGAATGGGCAATAACGTATTGGACAATGGTTCTGATACAACTGGCTGAGTATGGATCGATCAGCGATTCTATGTTAAATCATATTGACGAAATCACTGACCAAGAGCAATTGTCGGGCGGAAAGATAATCTCACACTTCAAATGGTGATGTGCCGTAGAACCTATCCTGCAATCTTAAGCGATCTTTGTCCAAGACGTGATTACAGATAGCCTACGCCTCTCGGCTTAAAGATTGGACCCTTTAGGTTCGCGTGAGAGAGGGCGCTGTTGGTGGAGCAGCAGGACTGGAAAGACCTCGGCTAGCCCGACATAGTTTTTCATCCATCACTTTTTACCTTATACGCTTTACCGTATATTTTTTGCTTGACTTGTGCGCTATATAATGTTAATATGATCTACCAATTGAAAAGGAAATGACATGACACCTCGTCGCAAGACTATTGAAGTTGATTTTTGTAAGGACTTAGCTAACACGATCCTCGCCGCTGACTTTTCTTCGAAAGAAGAACGTGTCGCGATTATGATCTTCATTGAGAAGATTTTGATGGAAAGTGGAAACTATAATGGCTTCCGTTATCTTAGCGAAACTGAAGTCAAGGAAGGCAATCCTGGAATTCGTACAAATCTTTCTCAGGCGGATCAGTTTCTAAACACCGATAACACGCGGGTTCGGTATTCCTAATGTTCCCTGAGATCGGTAGTAAAGTCAAATTCGCTATGCCTATTCGGCTTCATAATAAGGATCTGTCTTTTTGGGGCACAACTGATGTTGGTACTGTGTTGGCTAGGGATGGTAGCTATATCTATCTAGCATTTCAAGATCAATACGGCAACAACTATGTCGCTGAACGATATGATAATGAGATTCTTGGTCTTATTGACGTATAAATAACACATATGCCCGAGTGGCGCAGCGGTAGCGCAACTCCTTTACACGGAGAGGGTCGGCGGTTCAATCCCGTCCTCGGGTACCAAAGTTAATGCCCTTATAGCTCAGTTGGTAGAGCGCCAGTTTTGTAAACTGGATGTCGTGGGTTCGAATCCTGCTGGGGGCGCCAAAATTGATGGACAATAGCTCAATGGTAGAGTCCCGCACTGTTAATGCGGTTGTTGTAGGTTCGAGTCCTACTTGTCCAGCCAATATCCAAATAACATAAATAAAAATAAAAGGGCCAGTTTTATGTTATCGTTTAAAGGTTTCGTTGCTGAAAAGAAAAATGCTATTGAGACGAATAAAGCGGCTCTAGTAAAACGTTTGAAGGCAGATGGTTGGGTTTCTCATGGCGGAACCAATCACGAAAAATATAAACATCATACGAATAAGAACGTTATCGTTCTCCCATACCATAGAGATATTAGCATAGGTGTTGCTAGACAAGCACACCAACATGCAGGATATATCTAAACTTGCGGGTTAAGCATTAAAGTGATGTGTTAGTCTCCAAAACTAGAGAACACGGGGCAGTACCGTGAACCTTGCGCCAACTAACAGAACCTCCAACGCCTCTCGTAGAAGCGCACCCAAGGAGGTCCCTTATTTTTATAATTCAACTTTACATATTAGAACATATAAGTTATACTAAATCTTAGATCAAAAAGGGTGAAGATATGTCTTATCGCTGTGAAGATATGAGTTTGAGTGATGAAGAATTGATCCATTACGACGCTTCAGAACTGATCAAGCTTGATGACGGTAAAACCTATCATATAGATTACATCATTGCGTGTGATAATTGTAAGACAATTTGGCCTAGCCATGATCACCCGATCGATGAATATGGATTATGCGACATGTGTGACGAAGACCGTAAAGAAGAAATAGAACACTATCGTTTGGAAAGAATGGGTTGATTATGCAAATCACCTTTTATAACCCACACAAAATAAAAACGATTGATTATGAAGAAATCAAAAACGCTGCCGAGTTCTATGCTAAGATTCTTCTTCCCAAAAAGATGGCAGAAGATATAATTCTAGACATAGAATTCGATCCAGAACTTGATAATATGGCAGAATGCGTTTGCGAAGAAGACAAAAAGAATCCTCGTATTTTCACTATATCATTACGATGTAAAGATGACGACGACGAAGTTTTACAGTGCTTAGCGCACGAGATGGTACATCTTAAGCAAAGTGCAAAAAACGAATACGAATCAGAGTTTGGTGTTTCTAGACCAAAACATAAATGGATGGGTAAAACTGTTCGTTTTAAGAAAAATGAGCATCGCTATTTTGATGCTCCTTGGGAAATAGAAGCTTTTGGTCGTGAAAGAAGTTTGTACGATAGATATATGGATCAGAAAGATGATGCAAAAAAAGATTGACATTTCTCGTCCTAATGATTATGATGTTACTGTGAGATAGAGGAGATAATATGGCTAAAGACTTTTTTGAAGCAGCGTTGGATATATCACTCAAGCATGTGAGTGAACTTGGCAATCGTGCCGATCGTCTTGCTGAAGCGATTTATGGATTGCTTGAAGGCGGCGACCCTGAAGATGCGGCGGTATTGCTGGACGAATATGGTTATACCGATGAGAACGGCGAATGGATTTATGGAGATGATGAATGACCATCAGCCCTCATATGAGGTTTTACATGGAAAAAAATCCACAATTTGGAATGCCAATTGAACCTGTAGAAGTCCCACCAAGAGAACATTTCGACATTATTAGACAGTATGAGTCTACTCAAATTGTTCGAAGTTATGAATATTGGGCAGAAGATATTGTCAAACGGGAAACTGCTAGAAGAGAAGCAACTGCCAAGTGTGTTAATCTCATACACAAATTGGCTATAGTGACAGAAGAAGATATTACACGAACCGAACAACTTGAAACCTTTATCCAATGGTTAGGACCAAAATCATGATGAAAACTGTTGAAGTACACCCCGATGTGATTGACCGATTGGTGATTGAAGCTATTATGGAGCAAATTGGATATGTAAGGGACTTTATCCAAAATCTAAAGGCTAAGAAGAAGAGCGAGGGTCTGAAGCCATATGAGCAAGAAGACCTAGACGACAACAAGAAGCAACTGAAGCATCTTACGGCTGTGGCAGAATATTTCGGTGCAAATGTTTATGGGTAAATGGGCAGATAGGTTTTTACAACTAGCAGAACACATTGGTGAATGGTCACATGATCCCCGAACCAAAGTTGGCGCTGTTATCGTTGACGACAAGAACCGAGTTGTTTCTATCGGTTACAACGGATTCCCACGAGGAGTCCTAGACAAGGAAGACCGATACAATGATCGCCCTACTAAACATCTATTCGTATGCCATGCTGAAAGAAATGCACTCGACAATGCTCCTCTCAGCGTTGAAGGATGCACAATGTTTGTACCTCTCCTTCCTTGCAATGAGTGCGCCAAGTCGATAATTCAGTGTGGCATCTCTAAGGTGATTACACGAACTCCCAATCGAGAAGATACTTTCAACTGGGATATTACCCTACAAATGTTTGAAGAGGCTGGTATTGCAGTCGCATATAAGGAATCTGTATAATGGACCCCAAGAATAACCTATTGTGGGCTGCGTGCTCAACTGTTGCTCTTATTGCTGTTAGGTATTACAGCGATGGGATTGAATTCACTGTCGGTGAAGCTTCTATTTTGTTTTTTGTTTTGTTTTCGTTTTTTACAATCTGGGACGGCGTCGCACTTTTAATTAAAAATGCTAGTCAAAAAGACTAAAGTCTAATATAAATAACCTTGCCAATGCTTCGGGTTGGCTTAACACAAACTCTCGCTTAACAGGAGATAACTATGAGTTATATTAAATGGACCGATCCCTTTGTGGAATTCGAAAAGTTTTTGGTTGGTAAAGACCAAGTTGCTGATCAATACGCAAGAATGGTCAAACAGGCTGCTGAAGCCGTAAAGAACTATCCTCCATACAATATCAAGAAAGTTGACGATAACAAGTATGTTATTGAGATGGCTGTTGCTGGATTCGGCAAGCAAGATATCGAGTTAACTATCGAGGACAGCACTCTTACAATCAATGGTAAACTTGAGACTATCGACCAACTAACGGCTGATGGCATCAAGCAAACATTCTTGCATAAGGGTATTGCCGATCGTGGGTTTACTCGCAAGTTCACTCTTGCGGATAACGTAGAAGTGAAGAACGCTGATCTGTTCAATGGTATGTTGAAGGTCTGGTTGGAAGCAATCATTCCAGAACACAAGAAGCCAAAGAAGATCGATATCAACGCTGGCGAAAAGCCAACAGACAAAAGTCAATTTTTAAAGGAATAAAATGTCAACTCAATTTGTAACTAAAGCAGCAACAAGAGCGAGTCTTGTTTTTGGTGCGGCGCTCACCACGGTAGTAATTTTGACTGCCTTTTCTGTAATCTAAAAGAAAAGAGGGGACCGAAATCCCCTCTTTTTTATTACAATGAACCCCCTGCTTGGAAGTGAGCCAGTTTACGCCCATTCGTAAACTGGAAATGCGGAAACTCTTTAAAAGTTTTCCAGTCTCCCGCCCATTCTAATCCCTGGGCTTTACCGGCAGCGCCGACTTTCTGCCATAGCACACCGTCTTCGCCTTTGGTGCCCCATACAGGCTTGCCATGACGAAGTGGCACAACGTCATACGCAACTCGGTAGTTGTGGAGCGATTGACCAGCCTTGGCATTCGTCACCTTAGACCCTGGAGCAGTTCTTCCGATAGCATACAGACGATCTTGCTCTGCGCTGTCTCGATATGTGCAGGTGATGATGATATCAATTCCAATTGCATCACATGCTGCAATGTGGGCTCTTGCCTTAGCGGCGACGATTGGGTGGAGGTCTTCAATTTTTCTACTACTAATCATGTTATCCTCATTGGTTATTAGTGTTATACAAGTTATATTTAGATTCTATGTAACCAGCAAAAAGGAGATGCGATGCGGTTTTACACAAGTGTTATTCGACAACGTAATGAAATTCTAGTTCGTGGTATTGAGAACGATAGACCTTTCAAAAAGTCTTACAAGTATCGCCCATATTTATTTGTTCCGTCAAAAGAAGTTACCAAATTCCGAACGCTAAAAGACGAGTCTGTCGCTAAGATGGAGTTCGGATCTATGTCAGAAGCCAAAGAGTTTCTTGAGACTTATAAAGACGTAGCTGGTATGTCCATCTATGGCTTGACTGATTGGGTTTATCTGTTTATCCAAGATCACTTTAAAGAACAGATTAAGTATGATCCGTCTTTAGTGTCTGTGTGCTCTATTGATATCGAAACTGAAGTCAAAGGAGGGTTCCCTGATATCAGCGTGGCTGAGAACGCAATAACGGCTATCACGCTTGGCCGCAATGGTAAGAAGGTTTGTTTTGGTTACAAAGACTATACGCCACACAAGCCAAACATTAAGTACTACAAGTTTGCCGATGAAGCTGCTATGCTTGATGGTTTCCTCGAAATCTGGCAGTCGTCAGAGTTTGACCCAGATGTCATTACAGGATGGAACATTGAGTTTTTTGATATTCCGTATTTGATCAATCGTATTTCTCGCGTCCTTGGTGCTAAAGCTGCGAGCAAGTTATCGCCTTGGGGTGTACTGAAGCAATATGAAGTGGAGATTCGAGGTAAGAAGAATCAAGTGTTTAGTCCATTGGGTGTTAATGTTCTTGATTATATGGCTCTGTACAAGAAATTCACTTATACCCACCAAGAATCTTATCGCTTAGATCATATTGCCTTTGTAGAACTTGGCGAACGCAAGCTAGACTATTCTGATTATACGGGTCTACAAGATTTGTATGAAAAGAACTTCCAACTCTATATGGAATACAACATCCATGACGTTGAGTTGGTTGAACGCCTAGAAGATAAGATGAAGTTGATCGAACTTGTCTTTGCTATGGCTTATGATGCGAAGATCAACTATGAAGACACCCTTGCTTCTGTTAAACAGTGGGATATCATTACGCATAACTATTTAATGGACCGCAATCGCGTTATCCCTCAGTATAAGAACAAGAACACAGGAGAGCCGCTTGTTGGCGGTCATGTCAAAGACCCAAGGATCGGTCTAAGTAAATGGGTTGTGTCTTTTGACTTGAACAGCCTATATCCACACTTGATTATGCAATACAATATTAGCCCAGAGACCTTTGTTTCTAGGCAACGAGTATTTCCAACCATTGATCAGATATTGGCTGGTTATGACGTACCAAATACAGGATATTCGTCTGCCGCTAACGGATGTCTTTACTCCAAAGATAAACAGGGTTTCCTTCCTGCTTTGATGGAAAAGATGTATAACGATCGTACCATCTATAAAAAGCAGATGATCGAGGTCAAAAAAGAGTACGAGAAAACTAAGAACATAGAATTGCTCAAAGAGATTTCTCGCCTTGACAATCTTCAGATGGCTAAGAAGATTCAGTTGAACTCTGCATATGGTGCTCTCGGAAATCAGTGGTTCCGTTGGTTTGACCTTAACCATGCTGAGGCTATCACCATGTCTGGTCAGTTGTCTATTCGTTGGATTGAAAAGAAGATAAACCAATATCTAAACAAACTGTTCAAAACGAAGAACGTGGATTATGTAATTGCTTCTGACACAGACTCTATCTACGTAACCCTTGAGCCGTTAGTTAAACTCGCGATGCCTAACGAGACAGATGAGCGTAAGATCGTAGCGTTCATTGATAAGGCTTGTAAGCAACAGATCGAGCCTTTCATCGATAAGGCTTATGAAGAGTTGGCTGAGATGATGTATGCATATGATCAGAAGATGCAGATGAAGCGAGAGAATATTGCTAACAAGGGCATCTGGAAAGCTAAGAAAATGTATATCCTCAACGTCTGGAACAGCGAGGGTGTGCAGTACGATGCCCCTAAACTTAAGATGATGGGCATCGAGGCGGTAAGATCATCCACTCCGTCTGCTTGTCGCGATAACATTAAGAAGGCTCTTAGCATTATCATGAATGAAACTGAAGTGGATCTTCACAGATTCGTATCTAACTTCAGGAACGAATTTAATGCTATGAATTTTGAACAGATTGCGTTCCCTCGTGGCGTAAGCGATATCAAGAAATGGCACAAAAACAAATCTATCACTTATGATAGTGGTACGCCAATTCATGTTAAGGGTGCTATTTTCTATAACAACATCATTAAAGAAACCGATCTTGGTGATAAATACGAAACCATTACCAATGGTGATAAGATCAAGTTTTGTTATATGAAACGACCCAATCCACATTCTATCGCGGTATTATCATGTCCAAGTGCTTTGCCGCCAGAATTTAAAATGGAAAAGTATATCGACTACGAAACACAATTTAACAAATCATTTGAAGAACCTATCAAGAGTATTATCAGCACTATCGGCTGGTCTATAGAAAAAAAAGCAACGCTTAACGATTGGTTTCAATGATTAATGCTTTGTTTATACGAAATACAACATATACTATAACACTGATAACAGAGGAGATACTATGTCACTATTAGATAAGTTGAAGAAAAATACTACAATTAAAGAATCTGCTTTAGTTTCTGATTCGAAGTTTTTTAACAAGAAGGATATGATCTCTACGAGCGTTCCAGCTATCAATATCGCTCTATCTGGTAAGATCGACGGCGGTCTTACTCCTGGCTTGACAATGTGGGCTGGACCATCCAAGCACTTCAAGACCATGTTCAGTTTGATTATGGCCAAGAGCTATATGGATAAGTATTCTGACGCCATTATGCTATTCTATGATTCTGAGTTTGGAACGCCAAAGGCTTATTTCGAATCTCTTGGCATCGAAACAGAACGAGTTATGCATACGCCTATTACAGACGTAGAACAGTTGAAGTTTGATATTATGCAACAGATCAACGGTTTGGCTCGTGGCGATCACATCATCATCATTATCGACTCTATCGGCAATTTGGCTTCTAAGAAAGAAGTTGATGATGCGTTGGATGGCAAGTCGGTCGCTGATATGTCTCGCGCAAAGCAACTGAAGTCTCTGTTCCGTATGGTAACGCCACACTTGACCATGAAGGATATTCCTATGGTCGTGGTCAATCATACCTATAAGACTCTTGAGATGTATGCCAAGGACGTTGTTGGCGGTGGTACGGGTTCATACTACTCTGCTGATAACATCTTCATTCTTGGGCGTCAACAAGAAAAAGACGGTACAGATCTTACTGGATATAACTTCATCATTAACGTTGAGAAGTCTCGTTACGTTCGCGAAAAGTCTAAGATTCCTATCACTGTATCATTTGACGGCGGTCTATCAAAGTGGTCTGGGTTGATGGAAATGGCTCTAGAGTCTGGTCATATCCATAAGCCCAAGATGGGTTGGTATCAAAAGACCGATCCAGAAACTGGTGAAGTTGATGAAAAAGAAAAGCTATACCGAGTTGCAGACACCAATAACAAAGAGTTTTGGATGTCTATTTTGAAGTCAAAGTCATTCAATAATTACATTGACAAAAAGTATTGCATCTCCCATGGTGCTATTATTTCTACCGAAGACAACACCGCTGAAGTTTACACAGACCTAGACGAGGATAACTAATGAACATTGAGAACGTAATCTTTGAAAATCTAATCCATAATGAAGATTATGCTCGCAAAGTTATTCCCTTTCTAAAGCCTGAATACTTCAACAATAACTCTGACCAGATCGTATTTGGTTTGATTGATGAATACGTCAAAAAGTACAACGCTTTCCCCACAAAGGAGGCGTTGGAAATTGACCTATCAGATAAGACGGGGATTAACGAAGAGGTATACAAGAATGCTAAAGATCAAATCAGAAGCATTTCAGTTACTGACGATTTAGATATTGATTGGCTTCTAGATAAAACAGAGGCTTTCTGTAAGGACAAAGCGATCTATAATGCTTTGATTGAATCTATCAAAATTGTGGATAAGAAAGACGATCATATTTCTGTGGGAGCGATCCCTAAGATTCTATCAGACGCCTTGGCCGTTTCTTTTGACACCAATATCGGTCATGACTTCCTTGAAGATTCGGTAGAACGCTACGAGTTCTATCATAAGAAAGAGGTTCGTATTCCGTTTGATCTTGACTTCCTTAATAAGATCACTGGTGGTGGCTTGCCTAGAAAGACGCTTAACATCATCCTAGCGGGTACAGGGGTTGGTAAGAGTTTGTTCATGTGTCATATGGCGGCGCATAACCTAACACAAGGACAGAACGTCCTGTACATCACTCTAGAAATGTCTGAAGAAAAGATTGCAGAACGCATCGATGCTAATCTTATGGATACGCCACTTGACCAACTGAAAGAGATGTCTTTGGAGGCTTATGAAAAGAAGATTGATAGGATTAAGCGTAAGACAACGGGTAAACTGATTGTTAAAGAATACCCAACAGCGTCTGCTGGTAGCGCTAACTTCCGATATCTGCTTCAAGAACTGAAGTTGAAGAAGAACTTTGTCCCAGATGTTATCTATATCGACTATCTTAACATCTGCTCTAGTTCTCGTATCAAGGCTGGTGCAAACGTAAATTCATATACATACGTCAAATCTATCGCCGAAGAACTTCGTGGTCTTGCAGTTGAATTCAATGTGCCTCTGATTTCGGCAACACAGACAACTCGCTCGGGCTTCAGCAATTCTGATGTTGGTTTGGAAGACACCTCTGAATCGTTTGGTCTTCCTGCAACAGCCGACTTTATGATTGCGGCTATTACCAGTGAAGAACTTCAAGCGTTGGACCAGATCATGGTCAAGCAACTGAAGAACCGATACGGAGACCCAAACTACTACAAGCGGTTCGTTATAGGTATCAATCGTTCTAAGATGAAACTATATGATGTAGAGCAATCTGCACAAGATGATCTCGTTGATGATAGACCAGTAATGGACAAGTCTGATTACGGTCATCGATATGAAGAAGAGTCTAAGCCCAAGTTCAACAAATCAGGATTTAAGGATTTCAAATAATGGTATCGTACAAGGTTGTTAACGTAGACCAAAACAAGTTACGCTGCGACATTTTAGAAACTGCGACTGATCAACTCGTAGTAACTGATATGCCTTTATCCGAAGCTAAAGATAGGTGTAAGGAGTTTAACTTTGGTGCATTCTTTGATGGATGGACTCCGCCTTTCTTTTTGATCAAAACTAGGAACGCCGAAGCTGCATAAAAATAAAAAGGGGTGATTTTTTGGGTCACCCCTTTTTTTCAGTTGACTTTATAAATTAGATACGTTAGTTTATGAATTGTTATCAACGATCAAGGATCGCGTTATGTCTTTAGATAATCTTTCTATCTCGACAGATATGTCTTACACCAATGGGGTGTGTACGCATTCAGCTATGATCTCTAAATCTCCAAACAACAAACGAGAGATTCCATGTTATACTTGTGCTATGCAATCTCAGTGCGAGGCTTCTTCCACTGAATGCGTAGCCGCACGAGTTTGGTATTATGATGGAAACTACCAAGACAAAGATGTCGCTCGCCTTATTCGAAAGGTTAAGTGATGAAAGATGGATACAGAATCGAGTATCAACATAACGCGATCCTTGGGACCGATGAATGGCTAATATATACTACTTTGCCAAGAGGTCGAATGTGCGGAGTCACATTCGACACTCTTGAATGGTTTCCTGAAGGCACTAGCCGCGAATTAGTTAAACGCTTTTTCTGGAAAACCTATAGGATTGATATTGATCGTTTGCCCTTTTGGCAAAGATTGGTAAAGATTGAAAATAATGGTTGACTTATTTTTTGTGATAGGTTATGCTATATTCGATAAATAAGAATTCTCAACATATTGTTGGAAACCGAAGCATCAGCGGTTCTGGTGTGTTAAATAATGGAAACAGTGAAATGACTAATGAAATGATTGAGCGTATCATGCGCGAAGAAATCCAAAAGCGTCTTGATATGTATTTTGAAGGTTCCAGTAACGTTTTGGAACAAATTAAGGGCGAAGAAGTTCAATCCGCTCAATCTGATGTCAAGAAGACTAAGCCCTATAATGGCCGTATTGGTCGTAGCTACAAGTATGAACAACTTTTGGATATTCCTCTTTACGGAAGTCTTTTTATTAAGTGTCAACCTAACGAGTTGGCTATTACGCAACAAGCTTGGGCTCCTTATGCATCTCGCGTCGGAAACAAGCAGAATAGAAAGTTTAAGACTAGCCAAAATAAGGCAAAGTCTGGGGTTGATATCATTCGCGTAGCATAAATGAAACTGAGAATCTGCTATGTAATGTAGCAGATTCTTTTTTTAATACGACAACAATAAAATAAAGCTTGACTTATTTCTTTTGATATGCTAGAGTGTGTTATATCTTGAAAAGGAAAAGACAATGACTGAAGTTTTGATTGGTGATCGTGTCCGTTGGGAATGCCCATACTCTGGCACTTTTCGTGGTGAAGTTATCGGTTTTATCGAGCGTACTAGGTTCAATGAAACTTGGACCTGTCTAGAGATTGAGTTTCTCGATGGCCGTCTTACAGAGTTGAACTGTGATGAGGCTAATCTGCGTTCAAAGAACTTCACGGTTATTTTTCGTGATGGCGGTTTTAAGGGGATTGCACGATGAGTGCTTTCGCAGATTGGCTTGATAAAGTCGAAGAGCAACTTTCAGAAGATTTCGGAGAAGTTTCTTTTAGTGATTATGAATTGGCGTTAATTGGAAAATGGCTTAAAGAAGCCTTTGAAGAAGGTTGTTCTCATGGAAAGTATGGAAGTTAAAATGACGAAGATTGTTTATAATGCGTGTTATGGTGGTTTCAGTATCTCTGATGAAGCAGTAGAACGCTATGCCGAAATCAAGGGCATCACGCTATATGCCGATAACGACAGATGGGGAAATCATTACTATCTCTGTCCTGTAGAGGAATTTAATGAAATCTACAAAGAAGAAGATAATGCTCCCGTGGGTCCAGGACGTTATGCTCGGTCAAATGCGTTGTGCTTTTCTAGGCGTGATATCAGCCGTGCTGACCCTGTTTTGGCGCAGGTCGTAGAAGAACTTGGCGATAGGGCGAACGGCAGTTATGCTAAGTTGGAGATCGAGGAAGTTCCTGCTGGCACTCTGTATCGTATTGATGAATATGATGGGCGAGAAACTGTGATGACTATGGATGGTTATGATTGGAACGTAGCATGAATGAACTCATTAACCAGATCACAAAAGAATCTGGGCTTGATGTCTATGGGCTTGGTCATGATCGAGCCAAGTGGCAAAAGCGAGTAACTAGGTTCACAAACTTGATTGTTCAAGAATGCATTACCTCGCTTGAGACTGCTAAGAGTTGTGATATTTTCACTGGTAAGTTAGATGTCTGCCAATACAATGATGACATCGATAATCACATTTTGGATTTGCAACGACTCTTTGAGGGCGACTAATGAACGAACGAATTCGACAACTTGCTATTGAGGCTAGATTAGAAATGTGCATTTGTGGGTGTGATATGCCCACTAGGCAATCCGCAAAGTTCGCAGAGTTGATTGTGAAGGAATGTGCAGACGCGGCATTTGACTTTTGGTGTGGACCTGATGGTGATGAAAACTCAGCCCACGATCATATCTTAAAGCATTTTGGAGTTGAACGATGAATAAGGACCTGATTGATGCTTTAGAGACCCATGCCGAGTTTCATGTTGGCAATGAACACTATGACAAATCTCACGAAGAGCAGCAAAGAATCTTTGTGGAATTTTTCGCGAGGTTGGTCGTGCAAGAGTGTCTTTTTAAAATTGAAGTTTGGGAACAAGACAGCCGAAATCACGTTTCCTATCTATTAAAACAACATTTTGGAATTGAACAATGAACAAGCGTATTAAAGAACTAGCCAAGAAAGCAGGATTTTGTTTCTGGACTAATGAGTCATGGAAGCCAGAAGGCGCAACAATCGATTGGTCTTGCAACTATGATGATCATATGGAAAAGTTCGCAGAGTTAGTTATGCACAGATGTTTGGATATAGTGACAGAGAAAATGATCGGGCATGATACTAAACTTTATATAAGTATCGTATGTGCGCTTGATGATGAGTTTAGGATAGATTGAACAATGAACCTTAAACTCAAAGCAGCACTGTTGACGCTAGGCGTTATCTTGGGGTCTGCGGGATTCGTTTTCATTGCCAGCATATTTCCCAAGGTTGTGCTAATGGCTTCTCTCGCTACATTAATCGCAACCATTTATCTCTTTATCTATGGAATGATTGGTGACGGACAATGAAACACTCTCCTGCCTACTGGGGCGTTAAACCAAACTTCAACAAAATTGGCGAATGGCACGCTAGCAAAAGAAATGCTGCCCGTGAATGGTGTAAAGAAAACTGTCAAGGCAGATACATAAGTTCTGATTTGGGACGTTGGGCATTTGAGAATGAAACAGATGCCAACAACTTTGCATCTAAATACGATGGCGATGTGAAATATAAACCAGAGGAATGGATTGATGGTTATTGAAGATGAAAGCGGCTTTAGCAGCGGTGTTGGCTTGCAAAAGTATTTTGTAAAGATTCCTGAAAAGGCTTTCTGGTTTGCTCCAGATGGTATCGAGAAGATTTGCCAAAAATATAATGCTAAGTATATGGGATACTGGTGCACTAAGAGAGCGTGGGATCATTGGAACGAATCTCCTGTAGATGTGTTCTATGTTGCTGATCCAGATCGGTCAAAAGGTCACAGTAACTATTTCGGCATGTTCATCAGGAATGGTGAAGTGCTTATCACAAACGCAGAGAGCGCCTTCTCTGAAACTATGGATGGGATTGTTAACAAGGATGGAGAAGTTATCATTTCTCGTTATCGACACGATTACCGTGCTGGCGATACTTGTGATATTGATGGCGGTCGTGACTACACCAAATTGGTGGGCGATATCAAAAATGTCGAGCGTGTTTTTGTGACCGTTGATGGTCCCAATTTTGTTATTAAAGGAGTTTAAGATGTCATACAAATATGATCCTGGATTAGAAGAAAGTTACTGCATCAAGCCTATTTGGTCAAGCGGCTCATGGCAGTGGTGTGCTTTTTTGAAAGCAGAAAAGAAGATGGTCAACACATTTTCTTCACAAGGATATTATGAGATATTCGGCGGTGATCCTGAAGATGCGGACTATGTTTGGGTTCCTCGTGGACCTTCTGGTTCTGAGGGCAAAACTTATGAACAGGCTCTTGCATATCTACGGAAGGAATACATCGAGCCACGAATTGAACGGCAACGATTGGTTAATGTGATCGTTTATGGACCATTCCCAGAAACTTTTGAGGTGTAAACCAGATGGTTTATTTTGGTTTGTTTCTTATTGGTCTTAGTTGTTTTTTTGCTGGTATGTTTGTCGGCGAAATGTTTGCTGCATTTTTTAATGCGCCGAATAGAAGTTGGTCTGATGGTTATGACAAAGCAACAGAATTCTTTACCAAGTATGGTTGGATTGTTGCACGAAATGGTGGCATAAACGAAATTGAAGTTGAAGATGAACACGGTAACTATCACCGTTACAAGAGGATTGATTAATGACTTTATCAGAAGCGATTCGATTTGCCCGCACATTTCTAGCGGAAGATTATAAGTTGATCCTTATCGATAACAAAATGTATGGCGCTGGCGAAAAGGCGATGAGAGTGGCAGAGGTTTATAATACGTTAGCAAAACATCACGGCAGAATGGACGACATGGAACGTTTTGCTGATACATATCTTGAAAAGGAAGCAAGTGAATGACTTATTCATTGCGTAGAACAAGAGACGGTGCTGGCGATAGCGGCCCTATGTCTTCTGCTGTTTTTTATAATGAAAACGGACAACCAGAACGAACTGAAAATGCTCGCCCATTTGTTGGTGCTGTTATGATCGTTGGCACATATATGGCTCGTTCGTTTTCGGCGCAGGATTATTGGCAGACAACTCCTGTGACTGAAATCATTAAAGAGTGGACCGATTGGGTTGAAGACCAAAGTGTTGAATGCGTTCAATTCAAGACTGGCAACAGCGAATATATCTGGGAGAAATTCTAATGCCAAAGTATCTTATCGAAACTATTTCATCACATCGTTGTCGTTATGTGATCGAAGCAAACAACGAACAGGATGCAATTAATGAAATGGATTATATAGATTGCGATATTAAAGAGTTTTCCCAGTTGCATATTAGTGAAGATGTTTCTCATTCAAGGGAAATATCTGATGAAGAATATATGGAACTCTTTGATGAAGATAATGGATATCTTTCTAAGTGGTCAGATGAATTAAAGCTATCTTTAATCAACAAAGTGGATTATAATGAAATTAATGGTCTCCCATTAAACCCTGACGAGCGCGAATGGGAATATGACGGCACTGGTGTTCGTGTCTACAAAGGTACACGGACTCCTTATAATCTGTAGGAAATGAAATGAATATCTTTTATCTGTCTGAAGATCCACGGCAAGCGGCTGAGTGGATGGTTGATAAGCATGTAGTCAAAATGACCCTTGAGACTGCACAGATTCTTTCTACTGCACACCGTGTGCTTGATGGCAAAAAGACAATCGTGTCGGGATGGATTGATGATTTTGGTATCAGGCACAGAAAGAAAACGCTTTGGATTTTAGAGGACAGCCGCGATGACATTCTTTATACTGCTACTCATGTTAATCACCCTTCTAACGTTTGGGCTAGGCAAAGTGTTGAAAATTATAATTGGCTTGTGGATCACCTTTTCGCTCTTGGTGATGAGTATTATCATCGTTATGGTAAGCGTTATGCTTCTGTTACTAAACTCGGTCTTACCCTCCAGTCTCCACCTTTTGCATTGAAGGATTGGGATGCTACTCCGATGCCATCATGTATGCCAGAAGAATGCAAGATCAGCGATGATCCTGTGTTGAACTACCAAGAGTATTATCGAACATCAAAAGCTAGAATGCACTCATGGAAGTCTAGAGACGTTCCATCTTGGATTTAATAAATAAACGATAACAATAACATTAAGGATATTTTATGGATTATCATGACACAAACTGGGACGAGTATGCAACAGAAACGCAATGGAAATATCTAAATTCCATTAGAAACGTTGGCGCAAAATCTACCGCAGAAGCATATATGGTAGACGTTAGAACAGTTTATTCTTCCATGAAGAAACTTCGCGAACGTGCAGCACTACAAGGCTATTCTCCCGAAAGTGGCATGACTGTTAATATCCCATCTCCTTATGTTGTACGTGGGACTTCTACTCTATATAACGCTGAAGGCGATATCAAGCAACAGTGGGTTAAAACGAAGTTAGATGATCAGCATCGAACCAAGTTAATCTATGATGCTATTGAAGAGGCTCTAGTCGCTGTTCCACGGCTAACTCCACTAAAGGCTCCTATTGCGACCAATTCAAATCTATGCAATCTGTATACCTTTACGGATTATCATATGGGTATGTTGTCTTGGTGGAAAGAAACTGGAACTGACTGGAACCTTGAGATTGCCGAAAAGACTCTGATTGGATCGTTCGAGCAGATGATTGCAATGTCTCCAGACGCTGAGACCTGTGTGATTAATCAACTTGGCGACTTCTTACACTTTGATAGCCTTGCTCCTGTTACACCAACAAGTGGCCACATTGTAGATTCGGCTAGCAACTACTCGCAAATGGTGAATGCGACAATTCGCACTCTTCGTCGGATCGTTGATGTTGCATTGATGAAGCACAAGAAGGTCCACTTTGTTGTGGCTGAAGGCAATCATGATATGGCGTCTTCGGTTTGGTTGCGTCAAATGTTCTCTGCTCTTTATGAGAATGAGCCACGAATCACGGTAAATGATTCTGAAGTTCCTTATTATGTCTATCAGCATGGTAAGACTATGTTAGGCTTTCACCATGGCCACAAGAAGAAGAAGGAAGCACTTCCACTTCTGTTTGCTGCTCGCTATGCAGAAATCTGGGGCCAGACAACCAAGCGTTACATTCACACGGGTCACTATCACCATGAAGAAGTCAAGGAACATCCTGGCGTGAAGGTTATCCAACATCCAACTCTTGCTGCTTCTGATGCTTATGCTGCCCGTGGTGGTTGGATGAGCGAGCGTCAAGCCTCTGGTATTACATATCACAGCGAATATGGTAAGGTTGGCGAGGTTATTGTTACGCCAGAAATGCTCTCGCTTTAAAAAGCTGTAGATTTTAAAAATAACAGTTTATTTTATGTCTCTTTTATGTTATAGTGGCTTGTAACTTAGAGGAGACATAAAATGTTGTTTTTCCAAGAAGTCAAACAAACTAATTGTTATTTCTATTCGTGCGAAGACGGCACTGATATCTGGTCTCAAGATCGGATGACCCAAAAAGAATTGGCAGAGTATAAAGACCACGTTGATGCGGTTATGGATCTTTATGTCGACGAAGAAGCCCTTTTTGGAGCCCATTTTATCATGGGCGAACCTCGCACTCATTGGAGTTTCTAAATGGAAAAGATGATACTTACGGACGCTGATGGCGTTCTTTTGAACTGGATTGGAGCGTTCGAACAATGGATGCACAATCACAGGTTTAGGAAAGTCGTATATGATGAATACGATATCGACCTTGCTTACGGCCTAGAAGAATGGCAAAGCGACAAGCTAATCAAGCAATTCAACGAATCAGCAAACATTGGACACTTGGCTCCTTATCTTGATAGCGTAAAGTATGTTAAGAAGTTGCATGAAGAGCATGGTTATGTTTTTCGTGTGATCACAAGTTTGGGCCTTGATCCTTACGCTGCCAAGTTGCGCGAAAAGAACTTGAAGAAGCTGTTTGGTACTGCTATTGATATCGTTATTTGTCTTGACACAAATGCGAGTAAAGATGAAGCACTAGCTCCATACGCTGATAGCGGAATGTTCTGGGTTGAAGATAAAGTTGAGAATGCTATTGCTGGCGCTAAAATCGGCCTTCAAGCCATTCTGATGCAACAAGGACACAATCGTCATATTCGCACAGAGGCGTGTATTACGGTTGTTAACTGGAAAGAAATATATGAACTCATTACGGGAGAAGTTGCATGATCGATAAAGTTTATATGACTGAAGAAGATATGAACAAGGCTCTCAAGTGGTCTAGAGATACTATTGCCCGACAAGCTGAAGATATCGAGCGGCTGCGGGAGGCGTGTGGAGCAGTCCTGGATAATCGAATTGATCTTGGGATAGCGATTAATAAATGCCGCGCCGCCTATGAGATGACCAAGGAGAATAAGTGATGGATTTAGAGTTAGTTACCTTAGGAGTGTGTGTATTCCTCGTCCTCATCGTCATATTAATAATCGAGAGGGAGACACGATGACCGAGAACGAAGATTTGAAAGCAGAGATCGAGCGGCTACGGGCGCTTGTTGAGGACGCATACGTTGAAGGATACTTTGAAAAGGGAATAGACGGCGACTTTCCACCTTCTTTCGAGTGTTGGTCATCTTCCAAAGCCTGCGCCGCCCTACAGCCTAAGAAAGATGTGAAATGACATACCCAGAAGAGAACGAATCTCAAATCGCAATAGGCACTGTTAAATATGGTGTGCATCTTTGGTGCCATGATGCGGGTCTCACTAAAGACGGCATACAGAAGTTTCACGTAATCAATGGTGGTTGGAGTGGATGCCTTTCGCCAGATATGAGACTATACATCACTAGCAAGATTGACGAAATGAACGATTCCACTCTTAGGCGTAATGGAGAACCGATAACCATTTTGTGGCGTGGCAAAGCACCATCACACTTTGACTACAACGAAGCGATTGCATGGATAAACGAACAGATTGGATTTAAGAAATGACTGGGCAACCATGGTATCTTGATGAGTGTGATAGACTTATTGAGAAGTTGGAGAAGGGTGAAATTACGCTATCCGAATATGATTGGCGTATGGACTGGCTTGAGTTTGGTATAGAAGAAGAAGAATATAGAAGGCTAGGGCTTATAAAATGACACTTGATCCAACAACGATTCCATATCTGTTGTTCTTCTTTGGTGGCTTTACTGTATCAGCACTTCTTGGCTTGAATGAGGTGAGGGCTGCTAAAGAAAACACTAAAAAAGTATACATTGCAGCACTTAACTACCAGACAATAACGAAAGAACTTGTCGGTCAGGCCGAAGATTTGATTAGAGAACAAGACGGTCTAATCAGAGAACAGACGGACACAATCAAAGAACAAAACGTTACAATTGCAGAGTTAATGGAAGCGGTAAAGATACTCCAAGGCAAATAAGCTACAACTTGCATTTTATAAACCATGATAGACTAAATAGTAGAAATACTAACTTAGTTTGTCATGGTTTTTTTGTGACATAAAGATCAAGGTGTAAAAATAATGGCTCAATGGCGTACAGACACACAAGAATATAAGAAACCGCATAACGTCACACTCTTTGAAACGTTTATGCAAGCGAATGAATATGGTTACATTGAAAGTGAAGGTGCGTCTGCTAGATCCGCTTTTGGCGAGAGACTTTCTGTTCCGATAACATCCTC